ATTCCAAAGTACCCGGATTTACGCTGGATGCACCATATACCAAACGGGGGCTCCCGCTCGGCAGTTACAGCGTCTAGGTTGAAGGGGGAGGGAGTACGCGCAGGAGTGTTTGATATTTGCTTACCAACTGCTAGATGTGGGTATCACGGCTTATATTTAGAAATGAAAGCGCCCGGAAAGATAAATAATTTGTCAACTGTTCAGCGTGAGTTTAAAGAACATTTAGAAAAGAATGGATATCTTGCATTGGTTTCTGATAATTGGGAACAAGCTTGGGAACTTATCGAAGATTATTTAAAAGGTATAACAAATTAGGAGATATTTAATGACACCTTTTGAAATTAAAGAAATTATTCAGCATTTAAAATTTATTGAATTTTTTCTAGCATTGATTGTATTTTTAATTGTTGTAAAAAGGTAAAAATGAAAACGTCTAGAATTAAAGTTGGACGTAAGGTTTGTTTTTCTAAAGATAATAAAGCAGAACTTTATGCTATTGTGGATATTAGAAACAACGAGTTAATGTTAAAACACGTAAGAACAGGAACTTTAACCTACTTTCATGATGGGCATAGTAATCCAGTTACAGCTAAAGATATATTTGAAGCTAGTCCACAACAAATAGCTCATTATAAAAGCACTTGCAATTCTAAATAGGATGTGTTTTAATACGTTTAACTTACTAAGGGTGAGTTTCCCCAAGGCTGCTGATTTTCGTTGTCGCATAACAACACTAAATTAGATAAACGGCCTTGGGGTTTTTTAGAATTAGCGGTGCTGGTATTTCCTTGGTTGGTATCAGCCCATTGGGGCGCGGTAGCGGTCTCCCTATTTGCGCCCCTCCTTATTGCTATGACAAAACTTGAAAAAATTACTTGTTACTTTATCATTTTTGGTGTCTGTAGTAATTTTATATTTAATTGGATGAATTTATGTACTCATGCAACCCAAACCATAAAAATCAAGAACACAACTCCGATACATCGAAAAACCGTTTATGTAGGTTTGACGGTCGATATACAGAAACTCACCAAAGTTTAGGATGTAGCAACTGCCCACGAGATTGGGATAAAGACTACCTTTCTAAAATGGGGTTACTGCCCAAGAATTAAGCAATTGTTTTAATAATCATTTGCCAATTTCTTAAATTGTATGTTAGTTTATTTTAAAGATTAACAAATGTTTAAGAAATGCAAAAATCACAATCTAATAGAAAAAAGTCAAATATACTATCTAAATTAGCCGCGGATGAAGCGGAAATTATAGATATGCTTCCGCATGAGTGGCTAAGCCGTATAGCGCAAGGCCACCCTGTTAAGCAAATGATGCCTTATAGAGTAATAGATTCTGAAACAGACGTTGAAACAATTGAATGGCGTGAAACTTATATTTACCCTGATATTGATACCCGTATTGATTGTGCAAAAGCTTGTTCCCAATTCTTTGCACCTAAGTTTACTGCAATTAAGGCAACTGTATCCACACCTCAATCCAAATTGTCGTATTTGCAAGATTCAGAAATTGATGCAATGCTATTAGAGCTGGCTGGGGAAGCAGAAGGTGAGGAGGTAAACAATGTCACAGAGTAGCCTCACTGCTTTAAATATGCGTAATATTAAGATACAGCTTCTTGAAGAAAAATTAAAGAGAAAAGCTGAAAAAAATCTGCATACCTTCCTAAAATTCTATGCGTGGCCTGTTTTGCAGCCTGGAACTCCATTTGTGGATAACTGGCATATTGGGGCAATTTGCGAGCATTTAGAAGCGGTTAAACTTGGTCAAATCAGACGGTTACTGATAAATATGCCCTTCCGTATGTTGAAGTCCACTATTGTTAGCCAAGCTTTTCCTGCTTGGGAATGGATTGAAACACCGAAACTCCAGTATATTACTGCGTCTTACGCGAAAGATGTTGCAACAAGGGACGCAGTTGATAGCAGACGTATTATTGAAAGTTTTGAATACCAATCCTCATGGGGGGATCGATTTGAAATGACGTCAGACCAGAACGTTAAGACACGTTACGAGAATGATAAGCGTGGCTCCCGTGTCATTACAGCAACGGACGCGGCTGGTACTGGTTTCGGTGGTAATAGAATTATTATCGATGACCCTGTATCCGCAAAAGAAGCAGACTCTGAAGTAGCCCGTGCTAACTCAATTGAGTGGTACAAAGGAACTGCGTCAACCCGTTTAAATAACCCAAAAGAAGATGCTATTATTGCAACACATCAGCGTCTTCACCAGCAAGATTTAACTGGATATATTTTAGCGGAAGAGCATGGTTGGGAACACTTAGTTCTTCCTATGCGTTTTGATAAGAGTTTATTTAAAACAACAATTCTTGGATTTAAAGACCCTAGAAAAGAAAAAGGTGAGTTACTATCGCCAATAAGATTAGATGAAGCAACTGTTAGCGAGATGGAGCACCGTATGGGCGCTTACCACACGGCAGCACAGCTTCAACAAAACCCGTCTAGTCGTGAAGGTTCTATTTTCCAAATTAAAGACTGGAAATTTTATCATGTTCCACCAATGCAACAAGCGGAAAGTATGGACGAGATTATTTGGTCATGGGATATGACATTTAAAGATACAGACGGTAGCGACTTCGTATCAGGGTTATGTATTGGTAGAAAAGGGGCTGACAAATACTTACTTCATCGAGTAAATGCCCAACTTAGTTTTACAAAATCTAAAATTTCTGTAGAAAACGAGCGTCAACGGTTTATTAAGAAAACAATTGCTATTCTTGTGGAAGATAAAGCAAACGGCCCAGCTATCATCGACGCTTTAAAAGAATCTGTACCAGCTCTTACGCCTATTTCCCCGCAAGGTGGTAAAATAGCACGAGCTTACGCTATACAACCTCAACATGAAGCTGGAAATTTCTATTTACCAAGCCCAACAATGGTTGGTTTTAATTGGATTAACGCTTTCATGGATACATTTGCATCATTTCCGGGCGTACCAAACGACGATGATATTGACGCATGGACGCAGGGTGTAAACTGGTTTACTACACGCGAAAACTATAAAGCGCCTTCTGTTGCTCCGTCAACTGGTGGTCAACGTACATACTAAAGGATATAGATATATGAATATCATGAAGGGTTTAAAAGATGCAGTTCGTTCTTTTTCCAAAGATAACGTCACACCGAGCGATAATTCTAGTTCTTCACAATCTGCTAAAGTTGCGTTATACCAACAACAAGCAGTTAGTGAACTTATTGATTTATTATCTAAAGTACCAGATATCGATGAAGTTCTTAGAACCGCTGGTATTCCGCGTCACCGTTTAACTGTTCTTTTATATGATGATGAAATCGCCCAAGCCTGCGAAACAAGAGCGGACGCTATTTCAAGTCTTGCTTTAAGCTTTGAGTCTTCTGTTAAAGACTTAGATATGGAAGATAAAGATTTACTATTTATTAAAGAGCAACTTGAAAAATTTATTAAAAATATTGTTGCTGGTGCATTTAAGTCAAGATTATTTGGTTATTCTGTTATGGAAGCTGTTTACGAACAGTTACCAGATGGTAAAATTGGACTAAGCTATGTTGGCGAAAAACCAATGGAATGGTTTTCACCTAGACCAAATGGGGAACTTAGATTTTATAAAGCAGGTTTTTCATCTTCTGACGGTATTGTAGTTGACCAAAAATATAAATTCTTTTTAACACAAAATAAGCCAACATGGGCTAACCCATACGGTGAAGCATTACTGAGTCGTTTATACTGGCCTTGGTTTTTCCGTCAAAATGGTTGGAAATTTTGGGGCAAGTTTTTGGAAAGGTTCGGTGCGCCATTGCTTGTTGGTAAAACAACTGATACAGGGGCGATGGTCAACGCATTATTACTAGCCCACTCACAAGCTGTGATTGCAGTTGATAGAGAAGATTCTGTTGAAGCAATTGGTGCTGGTTCAAATACTGGTCAAGCATTTGATGATTATGAAACTGCTGTAATTAGACGTATTCAAAAAGTAGTATTGGGGCAAACTTTAACATCTGGAACAGACGGTGGGTCAGGTGGTAATCGGGCGCTTGGTAAAGTCCACAATGAGGTTCGTATTGATAAGTTAAAAAGTGATATCTCGTTAATTCAACCAACTATCCAAAAAATAGCGGATGCACTTTGCTCGTTAAATAATATTACTCCAATTAAGGTTCTTTACTTAACGGATATTGACTTAGCGGCTGCCCGTGCATTGCGGGATAAAGACTTGTATGCAGTTGGAGTGAGATTTACACCTTCATATATTGTGGAAAATTATAAATTAGATACTGCTGACTTTATAATTACTGACCAGACAAATACAGAAAACTCCGCTGGGGCTCCTAATAAAGGGTCAAACGATTCGCAAAATAATAAAGTAAAAGATTCAAAAAATAAAAATTCTAAATTTGCAAGTGACCTTATTTCTGAATTATTTTTTGCAAAAGAACAAAAGAAACAGTTCACAAAAGAGCAGCAAATGGTTGAGGAAATTGCAGATGATGCAATTCAAAATGGGGGAATCCCATTAGACGAAGAAACTATTAAGAATGCTGTTTTTTCAGCAACAAGCCCTGAAAATTTACAAGAGCGTCTAATGATTTTATTAGAAGAATCTGCAAGCCAAGAAGAGTTTTCTAAAGCTATGGAAAAAGCCTTGCAATCTGCACAGATACTTGGTTATGTCCATGCGGAGAAATTGTAATGACAACTGAATCAGATATGGCCTCTGCTTTCGAAGAATTAGAAAGACAAGTTGCTTTAAAAAATCAATTAAGTAGAGCAAATAAAAAAGAAGCCGAGCCAACGGGCTACTGTTTAAATTGTGGAGAACAATTAGCAGAAACCGAAGTTATAGAAAAAGCAATTGTAGAACCATCTTTATTAGATGGCGCAAGTAGATGGTGCGACGCTGATTGTCGTAACGATTGGGAAAAATCTAAAAAGTGAGTACATTTAGTATCAAGTTTGCTGAAGCAATTGCCTATGCTGAAAAGATGGAAGTTGTTCTTCCTGATATTTTTTATGCAACTGGCAATATGCGAGCCCGGACAACTACTGTTTCAGGTCTGGCTTCCCTTTCTCAAATTAAGTATGTTATTGACCAATTAAATAAAGTGATTGCTGATGGAAAATCATTAGACGATTTTAAACAAATGGTTCGTACTGGTGATATTAAAATTAAATTGCCAGACTATAGATTAGATACAATTTATAGAACAAATATTCAAACTGCATATTCATATGGACGATTTCAGCAACAACTTAAAGTTATTGACACAAGACCATACTGGATGTATGACGCTGTAAACGATAGCAGAACAAGACCAACCCATAGAGCACTTGATAATGTTATTGCACTAGCTAGTTCCTCATTTTGGAAAACACATTACCCTCCGCTTGGTTATAATTGCCGTTGTGCCGTTATTTCGCTAACACAAAAACAAGCGGAGGATAGGGGTGTTACGCAAGAGCTGCCACTGGTAAATGCAGACAATGGGTTTGGTTATAATGTATTTGATTTTGAAAATAGTTTAAATAGTCTTTTTGAAGAAACTGTTACAAAATATGAAATCGAATATGCGAATATTAGTTCTTCTTTAGCTAAGTTACAAAAACAGGTTTTAGAATCAAAGCAAGCTGAGTTTAAATTAAAAGGGTTGCTTAATCATAGTATGGTGTCAGGCCCCTTTAAGGAACAATACCTCCGTATATTAAGAAATCTTGGATCGGACAATAGTGATATAAATGGCCTTTCTGTTAGATTATTTACAGACTATATTACGGATAAGAGTTATACAATTAAGAACTTTTTACAAGCTGCTTCTACACAAGTTTCTGATTTATTGGTTGCTAATTGGATAAAAAGTGCGTTTAGTTCTATTGAATCCTCTTCGTTAAATACAGTTAAAAATATTTATAGTGGTATCAGCGAAAATAATAAGTATTCGCTATTGACAGTATTTGAAGAAGGGGCTATTGTGCAAATCGTCGCCCCGATGTCATACACAAGTGATTTTAATATCGCTACAATGAAAAGCGGGGCAAACGGTGTTGTACTTCATTTAGATAATGCACAAAATACAGGGATTGATGTTTTAAAAACTGGTGCGAATACACTTCAAGCAATAAATGAAAAAGAAGTTATTATCTTAAGTGGAACAAATATTGAAGTAAATAAAGTTGAGCATAAACCAGATGGTTCAACTCATGTTTATGCAAATATAACAACTAAAGACAAAACAAAGGATTTTTAAATGCCTGATATAAATAATGAACAAGATAAAAATACGTTTTCTTTATTGTCAACCCCTCAGTTTACTTTTTCAAAGCAGGATAGCGGGGATACAAAGAAAAAGCGTTGTTTTTCTGGAATAGCGTATAGTGGTGAAGAGATAACAGGTCACTGGTATTGGGGAAACCTTGTGTTTGATTTATCCACAATGAGCGTTCCTGATAAACTTCCCGCTTTACTAGACCACGACTCTTCTAAACGTTGTGGCTATGTAACAGAGCATACAATTGATTCTTCAACTGGTTTTTCTGTTGGTGGCAATTTATTGTCTAACCAATATGGAACAGAAGTATCAAACGATTCGGACGATGGTTTTCCTTGGCAAATGTCGGTTCGGATAGATCCAGGAAGTGTAGAGGAAGTAAAAGCAGGGAATAATGTTGTGGTCAACAACAAAACATTTAGTGGCCCAATAACTATTTTTCGCAATTCAACTATATCCGAGGTTTCCTTTACTGCGTTAGGATGGGATACTAAAACCTCAGCAGTAGCTTTATCTAAAAAACCTGACCAATTTTCAAAGGAGAGTAATATGGCAATGACAGATGACGAACGTAAAGAAATGGACAAACTTAAAGCTGACCTTGACGCAGCTAATGAGCTAAACCGTAATTTAACAGAGCAATTTAGTAAGCAAAAAACAGACAAGCGCCTTGCGGATATTGCTGCATTCTGTAAAGATACGGGCCAAGAATTTAAAGCAGACTCGGAAGAAACAAAATCGTTTGCGGCAATGTCAGATACTGTTTTTGAGTCATCAACTGCTTTATTAAAAGCACAGTTTAGCAAAATGAAAACAAACACAGTTAATAACTCGTTGTTTTCTCATACCGCAACAAGCGGCACTGAACAAAGTGGAACGACTGCAAGCCAAGAGTCCCCACTTCTGAAGAATGCAAAACAGCGTTCTAAATAAGAGTAGTCTATTGGCTTAGTTTTTAATCACTTTAACTTTGGAGAAATAATATGTCACATACGACATTTAAGTACGAAAAGCCTGTCAATAGCGATTGGCTTGTTTATGAGGATGATAGTATTTCACGTTATTCACGTGATAATGTTGTTATTGGCGCTAACCAGACCGTTGTTGCTGGTCAACCGTTAGAATGGGGTGATGTTGGTAAAACATTTGCTATTCCAATGACAGACGGCACGGCTGGTAATGGGATGGCTGGTATTGCTATTTCTGATGTTGTAACGGGTGCAGCTACTCAAACAATTGCAGCGATTTCCCGCCATGCTCGTGTAATCTTTACAAAATTGTATTTCCCAACTGGTACATCGCAAACCATTAAAGATAATACAAAAGCCGCAATGAAGACAGCCTTGCCTTCAATTGTATTCACCGAAGCTGATATTTAGTAGTAGCTTTGTAACTTAAAACCTGTTCTATTTAATTGATAAAAAGGAAATAAAATGATTGTTGATCCATTCAAAGATGGTTTTACGTTGACCGAGCTTACTCAGGCTATTAACGTTCTTCCAAATATGTACGGCCGTGTAAACGAATTGAATTTGTTTACACCACGTCCATTAACATCACCAAGTGCTTTAATTGAATTGCGCGATGGTGTTTTAACTTTAGTTCAAACTACTGCTTGGGGCGGTGTTCCTCCAAAAAGCACAACTGGTAAACGAAAATCTATCAGTTTTTCAATCCCGCATACACCATTGGAAGATACTGTTCTTGCAACGGATATTATTGGTATCCGCTCTTTTGGTACTGATAACCAGCTTGAAACAATTGCTGGCAAAGTTAATGATAAATTGCAAGCAATGAAAAACAAAATTGACCAAACAATGGAATGGCGCAAAATGGGTGCTCTTAAAGGTATCGTTTACGATGCTGATGGAACAACTGTTTTGGAAAACTATTTCGATGCTTTTGGTATTACTGCCAAACAAGTCAACTTTGCGTTAAGCAATGCAAATACAGATGTCCGCGGTAAATGTATGGAAGTTGTTCGTTATATTGAAGATAACTTGCTTGGCGAAACAATGACAAAAGTTCATGTTTTGGTTTCACAAGAGTTCTTTGACGATTTAATTGCACATCCAAACGTTCAAAAAGCGTATGAAGGTTATGCAGAAGCTGCTCAAAAACTAGGTGGCGATTTGCGTAAAGGCTTCACATTTGGTGGTCTGACTTTTGAAGAGTATCGCGGTATTGTTGGTAATAAGCGTTTCATTGCGGATGGTCGTGGTCATGCTTTCCCAATTGGCACATACGAAACATTCAGCAACTACTTGGCACCAGCTGATTTTGTGGAAACAGTAAATACACTAGCGATGCCTTACTACTCACGTCAACAAAATAAAGACTTCAACCGTGGTATTGATTTGCACGTACAAGCAAACCAACTCCCGTTGGTTGCACGTCCTGCAACAATTGTTGAGTTAATTGCTGGTTAAAATATGACATCTTATGCTAACAGATTAAACTTAGTTAGCCGTTTTGGCGAAACTGAAATAGCTTTATTAGAAGATCCAGATAACACAACTTCTAATCAGGCTATTTCAGCACTCGCTTTGCAAGATGCTAGTGAAGAACTTGATACTTATTTAGGTGTCAAGTATTCTTTACCATTACCAAGTGTGCCAGAACCAATTATTCGAGCTTGCTGTGATATTGCTCGTTACAGATTATATAAAGATAGACCAACTGAAGAAATCAAGTACCGTTATGAAAGAACGATAACTTGGTTAGAGCAGATTGCTTCAGGAAAAGCTGTCCTTATTTTTATCCCAGCATTAACTCCAGAAGAAGTTGACGGGATAAAAGGCCCTAGTGTTGCAATTGGAACAACATATAATCAAGGTGTTTTTTCAAATACAGCATTGGATAAAATGCCAAAATTCTAAATGTATAAATTAGAAATAGATGATACAAGATTAAGTGCTGTCTTAACAGGGTTATTGTTAAGTTCAGCTCAGAAATCCCAACTGTTTGAAGAAATAGGAATCAACCTTGTTGAAAATGCAAGGTTGCGTTTTTCAGAAGGTGTTTCCCCCGATGGTATAAAATGGCCAATTTCAGTTAGAGTTAAATTATTTGGTGGTCAAACAATGTTAGATAAAGGGCTGTTGAGAAACAGCCTTTCGCATAATGTGTTGCCAGATGGAGTAGAATATGGAACTGGAATAAGAAATAACGGCATCCCTTATGGTAAGGTTCTTCAGAATGGGGCAATTATTAAACCAGTAACAACACAATGGCTAACTTACAAAATCGGGAATAGAACAATAAAATCAAAACAAAGTATTATCCCAGCTAGACCATTCGTAGGCATATCAGAGGATGATAAATTGATGATTTTAGATGTTGTAAATAGTTTTCTACAAAGACAAGCAAAATGAGTTCTGGTGTTCTAGTTTTATAGGTGCTATAGTACCGTTAAATTTTAGCGGATTTTAAATTGTAAAGGATTATAAAAATGAGCAACCCTCTTTCATTTATTCGTACGTTGTTAGGAAAACCAGTACCAATTACTGTATCTGAAACAGAACCTCTACCAGTTACAATTGTTTCAGGTGGTGCTGGTGGTGGCTCAACTGTGGATAGAGAACTACTAATTACCCGTTATACAGCTAAAGCAAATGCGACTGGAATGACAGCGGGTGATGTAATTACTAGCACACAAATTGTCAATGTATCTACATCTACACCAGCTATTGAGTCTGTCCTTTGGTATAACCAATCAACAAACCTTCCATTAGCAGGAGCGCCCTCTTCTTCTAATTTAGCGGTTGCTGGAACAAGCGCAGTTGAACTTGGGCCATCTACTTTAGCTGCTTTAGAAACAATTAGTGTTACTGTCAATAATAGTACACCAATTAGCACATATTGCTCGAATGTTTTGACAAAATTTCGTGAAGCATTTGAAGTTTATGTCCCAAATGGCCCAAAATGGGTTGAAACTAAAGCAACTGGTGACATTATATATGTGGAAGGAAATACTGCGGGGGCTTCTTACCTTGTTATTTCAAAAGACCCTCTTACTGCTGGGTCTGAATCCAAAGTAGAGAGTGTTGCCCATTTCTTGATGCCAATAGAAGCAAGTGTTGGCTTACATATGAGTCAGCGAACACTTGGTCAAGAATTTTCAATTGAAATTGTTTCTGACGATAGCATTACTGCTCCAGTTGATTTAGCAATTTTAAATATCACTCAAGCTGCATCCGTAGTTACAATTAACTTCACTTTACCACATGGGTTAAAAGTTGGTCAACGCACTGGTATTTATGGTGTGTCAGACAGTCGTTTAAATTATCCAAACTTAGTTGTGGCAACAACACCATTACCGACTCAAATAACATTAACAGCGGGTGCTGGCGGAACAATTCCGGCATTAACAATTGCTCAAATCAATAACTCGGGTTTCCTTACTATTAGACCAGCGTTGGGATTAGCACAGGATGGAACAAGTATTATTTTTGAAAATATTACAGCAACAAACGCAAGTGTATATGTACGAAGCGAGTCTGGTGATGTTTTCCCATCTGGAACAATTGTAGGAAATCATTCTGTCACAACTCAATCAACTACATCCGTCCAGGCAGTAAATGCCATAGATGTTGCTTCTTACCAGCCAACTACCGAATTTAAACTTGCATTACTTGCTGATAGATTGCAATGGACTAACGCGCCAATTGATTCATCTGTTCAAGCAACACTTATTAGCAATCGTTCTCAAGTTGTTCCAACTCCGGGCGTGAATTATAAATTACGGATTAGAGCCCGTAATGAAAAAGGTCTAAGTATTCCAGTTGGTCAAATTGTTTCTGTTACTAAAACAGGTACAACTACAGCCACCATTGTATTTGATAGACCACACAATTTAACTATTTTAGACCAAGTTGTGGCATACGGCCCTCGTGACCAAGTAAACTTCGCTAACTTATTAGTAGCGACTGCAATTGCTTCTATTGTTAATGCAACGACCATAACAGTGGTATGGGGCGCAGCAGTAACAGCTACCTCTTACGGTGGTTATGTTGCCCGTGTTAATGGCAGTAACTTACCAAGTGCAATTGGAGCCAACGCAGTAGTAGCACAGTCTGCTATATTAACAACGTTAGCAGATGGTCGTCGTAACTTAAACTTAATTGGAAATACTACTTGGGCTGGTTTCCAAATTTCAGAACTTGTCAATCTTGTTGGTTGCCGTAATATCGTTGACGGTTCTACACTTAATCTAGATGGTGTTTGGAAAGTTCGTAACTTTGCCACAACATCCCTTGATTTGGAAGCTATCAGTGTGCCTTCTATCCCAGCTGACTTTGTATCTACCAACTGTGGCGGTGCGATTATTAAACGTACCGACTTAAGACTTAGTTTTATTAGAATATTCAACTATGATAGAGAGCGTGTTGAAATCATCCAAAGACCAGCATCTGATATTTATGGTTCTGTTCCAGTTGTTGTTCAAAATGCTCCATCTGTAACTGCTACAATTGGTTCAGGTACAGTAACTACAGTTAGTTCTGTAACATCGTCAAATGCAGCAATTCCGGGCGTGGTTGCTGATATTGCGTCAGCGGCTCTCACTGTCACAACAACTACGGCTGCGATTGTTCCTACCGCTGGTAATGCTTACGAAGTGAATATTCCAGTAACAGCGGTATCTGGAACAACACCAACGCTTGATGTAGATATTGAAGAGTCTGACGATACTGGTACAAACTGGTACAAAGTCTGGTCATTCCCTCGAATCACGGCTGTTGGTATGTATCGTTCGCCTAAGTTAGCGTTTAAAGGCAACCGTGTACGTTATGTTCAAACTGTAACTGGTACAACACCAAGCTTTACCCGCTCAGTGAACCGTTTACAAATTACAGACAATGTTGATGAAATTCGTCAAATTATTGATAGAACTATTATCCCAACAACATTGGGCAGCCCAACACCAGCATTGAATGTTCAGAACTGTAAAAATGCACAAATTGTCTTAAACTTAGGGGCAGCAACAACTCCCCCAGCAATCCAACTTCAAACAAGTGAAGACAATACCAATTGGGTGTCTGTTGGTACTCCAGTGACAGGTGTTGCCAATGGTTCTGTTCAGGTTACTGTTAATAACTTAAACAGTGCATTCGTAAGAGGTATTATTACAACGGCTGGGGCTACTGTTACTCTTGGCTATTGTTTAGTGAAAGGATGGGCATAATGGCAATTGTTGAAGGTGAATTTTACCGAGATGGTGTTGATGGATTTGTTTGTATTGATCAAACTGGATTTATTCTTCGTTCAGATGGCATTTGGAAAAATGTTCAGCAATTCAAGAGCGAAGATGGCGGTATTGAGTACAAAATGCTTACATATAAACAACCAGATACAACTAAAGATTTTACTGGTTGGGAAAAGGTTGGCGAGGCGTTTAATTGGCGCGATACTCTTGGTGATTTATACTCTTCTGAAACATATACGAGAAAAACCAAGAAGGGGTTAGAGACAGATACGAAATTTACATTATTAGAACAAGTTAATAAATAGCTTGCTATAATAAAGAAGATATGCTAACCTTTTGTAAATTAAGAAGGCTTAAAAATTGAATAACTTAATTACAGATTATTTTGTTTGCGAATCCCAAATTGTGGATAGAATTAAAGCACAGATCCCTGAATTAAAATCAGTTTCAACACCTTTTAATTTGGAAGACGCATTAGAATCTTCACAAAATTCACCAGCAGTTTATGTTATTTATGCTGGTGATGTTGTAAATGGAAATTCTGTTGGTAATGGAGAATCTAGAACAATTAGTCAGCGATGGTTGATTGTTCTAGCGGTTAGAAAAGCAAATTCTCAACTTCAGCAAACTTCTTCTATCCGAGGGGATGCTGGCGTAATTATACCAAAACTTTTGAACGCATTGCAGGGGTGGAAGCCTAATGCGGCTTGCCGTAATATAGCAAGAGTGCCAGGCGCTCCTCCCCCAGCAGCATCTTCATCGTTTGCTTATTTTCCATATTTATTTGAAACTGTAATCATTACTTAAAGGAGTATTATAATGGCATATTTTTCAGGTCAAGGTAAGATTTTCGTAGCTAAATCCGTCAATGGTGTTGTTCAAGGTGGGTTCCGCTGGGTAGGCAACGTCCCTGATTTTAAACCATCTTTTGACAATAGCAATATTGAACATAAGGAATCTTATTCAGGCGCACGTTTGCTTGATAAAGTTGTTACAACAGAAATTAAAGCAAAGATTTCAGCAACTCTAGAAGAGTGGTCTAAAGAAAATTTAGCGTTAGCTGTTCGTGGTGCAACTCAAACAGTTACCGCTGGTTCTGTGGCAGTTGGTACGCCAGAGGCTTTTCCAAGTGGCTTAGTTGCTGGTAGTTTGGTTCCTTTGAAATACCAAAACGTTTCTGCCGTAGTTATTAAAGATTCAGCAGGTACTCCTGCTACTTTGGCAGCAACAACAAACTACACAGTCCAAGCAGACACTGGTATGATTACAATTGTTGATCCAGGCGCATTTGTTCAGCCGTTTAAAGCGTCATATACCTATGCTGCGGGTGAGTCAACACCATTCTTCTCAACTGCGGCAAATGAAGTCGCATTGCGGTTTGAAGGTGTGAATACTGCAAATAACAACCAAAAAGTTATTGTGGAAATCTACCGTGTTGCATTAGATCCAACAAAAGAACTTGGTTTAATTTCAAGCGATTTTGCTTCTTTTGTTTTAGAAGGCAATGCTTTAGTTGACCCAACAAAACCATCAAATGACGCTGTATTTGGTCAATTTGGTCGTTTGATTCTTCTATAATTTTTAACCTACCTCAACCAAGGAGTATGAAATGCAAGACAACCAAGATAAATCGTTAAACGAGCTTTCCACATTAGTTGAAATTGAAAAGGTAGATGTTAAATTATCTACAGGTGAAGTTCTTTTAATTAGTGAAATCACAATCCGCGAATTTCCGAGTTTTATTAAAATCGTGAAACGCTTGTTGCCAAAAGGTTTGACTAAGGATAAAGAAAAGACAATCGAGGAGCAGTTATTAGAAGTTGTCATGGAAGACCCTGATGCTTTATTGGAACTTGTTTCAGTTTGTTCTAAAATGGAAAAAACAAAATTAGATACGTTATCTATCACCGATTTAATTTTAATAGCAACTGCTATTATTGAGGTAAACTTAGATTTTTTTATGAAAAAGGTGTTGCCAGTGATTGGCATCGCCACGGAACGAATCGCAACAAAAGCCCAACAACTTGGAGCCTAGTATTTAATGATTTAATAACCTATGGTTATAGGTTAGACGATATATTAAATATGACTTTGCGGCAATTAGAACTACATTACGCGGCAGCTACATCTAAACTAAAAGAAGGGTATAGATACCAACTAATTATAGCAAGAGCAGCTCAGTCTAACGAACAGGACTTCAAAAAGGTCTTAAAAACATTTAGTTAGGAAATATGATGGCGGGAAACCTTGATTTATCAGTTAAATTACGATTTATAGAGCAAGGTTTCCAAGCCAACATAGATAAGATAAAATCTTCTTTATCTGGTTTAAAAAACCAGTTCAAACAAGCGGATAGTGGATTTACTAAATCCATTTCAGATACACAATCACTTAACACCGAACTTGGTAAAACAAAAGACCTTATATCTAAGGCTTTTAAAACATCTTTGTCTTTATATGCTATCAAAGAAGCACTAACTCTTTCCGATACATATAAAGAAATTAACGCACGTTTAAGAATAGTTTCTTCCTCAAATAATGACTATGTTGCAAGCCAACGTAATGTTATTAGCATCTCTAAAGAAACTGGAACCAACTTAAAAGAAAATGCCTTTCTTTATTCTAAACTAAGAACAAACGCAAATTTAGCAGCAGGCGATGCTACTAAACTAACTTCTATTATTGCTAAAGCGTCCCAGCTTGATGGCGGTGGGGATTCAGCTCGCCTTGGTATTATCCAATTACAACAAGCGTTATCTTCTGGAAAGTTAGCAGGGGACGAATTACGCTCATTACGCGAGCAAAACTCTACCCTTGTGGAAGAAATTAGAAAGGGTATGGGTATAACTCGCCAGCAATTTAGTCAAATGGCTAAAGATGGCGGTTTTGCTGCGGACGATGTAATTAAAGCAATGCTGAAAATGGAAAGTGATGTAAATGGTAAATTTAAAGAGTTACCAATCACAACCGCTCGTGCTTTTGAAAATTTAAAAACAAGCGCAATCGAAACAATCGGAAAAATAGACCAATCGCTAGGTGTCTCTAATGCATTTGCTAATTTGGTTAATGGTATTGCAGCAAACCTCAATACCATTGTCGGAGCGTCCCTTGTTGCGGTTGGTGTAATAACCTCAAATTGGTTAATTGGTATTGCAACTAAACGGGCTGCTGAAAAAGCAGCTCACTTGGCTAGGATGCGGGAAATAGCAGTTGAACAAGCTGCTGAGTTAGCTAGATTAAAAAGCCCGGCTGCCCAAACAATACTTGGTGCAACTGGTAAAAGGACAATTGCGCCTAAATTAGATACCGCTGCTATTGCAGAAGCAGAAAAAGCGTTAGCGTCCACAACTGCTACAATTGCCACTGCTGAAAGTCGATTTGCTGGGCTTGGTGTCCTTGTTGAAAAGCTAGGAAGCTTATTTAGATTTATTGTAAATCCAATTACCATTACAATAGGTATCTTAGGAGCTCTACTAAAATATGTAACAGACTTGATTAACACAGATGCAGAATTATCAAGCTCTCTTGGTGGCACTGTTACAATGTGGGAAACATTTGGGGCAGCAATGTCCCTAGCTGGTGATTTCTTAAAAGATATTTATAATATTGTTTCTAGTTTTGTTCAAAATATTTTAGAGTATTTCAACCCAGCTATTGAAACAATCTCTGATATATTTAGACAGGTTTTTGGCGATTCTACTGAGTTTGCTAAAAACTTTGTAAATGGAATACTTAACTTTTTACCAGCCGTTGGAACTGCTCTAATTGCTTTGGGAAAATTTGTTTACAATAGATTCAAATCATTATTTAGTGATTTACAAGGTCTTTTTATAGCACTCGGTAAAGATATTACAAATGCTATTTTTAATAGGGACTTTTCTTTTGCTAATCTTCAAAAGCAATTTAAAACAACATTTTCAAATGCTAAGAATGATGTTGCAGAATTGCACGATGGTTTAAAATCAGCAGCAGATGTTTGGTCATATAATACGCTAGGGGCTGGTGTTGATGCTCTTGGTAAAAAAATAATCGAAAATAGAGCAAAGTTAAGAGCAAAAGCTAACGCGGATAATGTTGGTGGAGATACGTCTTCGCAAAAAGGAAAAGAAGATAAATCTGGTGGAAAATTACCCGTTGGCGTAAAAGCAGCAATGGATGAAACGATTCTTTTGCAAGCAGAATTAAATAAACGCAAAGCAGATTTAGAACGTCAATACGCCGAAGATATTATTTTAGCTGGTGATAATGTTAATAAAAAATTAAGTCTTGCCCAAGCATACTTTGAAAACTTAAACAAGTTAGCTATTGAACAATCTGCAATTGATAAAAAAGAGTTAGAAGCTCAATTAAAATCAAAAGAAGACCAACAAAGAAAACTATTAGCATTCGCCCCTAAAAATAAAGGGCAAGCAGAAAGTAAACAAAATGAGTTAGCTAATCTATCTGTGGAAATACAGAATATAAATGCTAAAATCCAAGCAGAAAATATTAAATTAGAAACTACTTTAGCAGATAACCGTTCAAAAGCTAAACAGGTTGCACTAGAACTTGAGCAACAACAGAAAACCGCTTTAAAAGATATTCAAGATGAAATTGTTGATTTGAATAAAGAAGCGGAAGCTTTGGGGTTAAGTGAGGAAGCATACAAAGAATACTTACTCCAAAAAACACTAGCTACTGAATTATCTAAACTTGAAAAAGCTGGTATTGACGCAACAACAGAAGCATATAAAGAGCAAGCAAAAGCACTCGAAGATGCTTTGCGTAATAAAGCACTTAGTGAAGATGCTAAAAAAGCAAGGGAAGAACAAAAGAAAATAGAAGACGATATGTTTAAGAATGTCCAACAAGGCATTCAAAAAGTATTCGCTCAGGGTTTAAAATCACTAGGACAAGGAAGCCTCCGTGAAATAGCATCAAATATTGCAACATCTATTAAGGATGCAGTAGCTGAAAAATTAGCAGGGTCATTGGCTAACGTTTTTATTGAAGCTATTGGTGGAAAAGACTCCATTATAAATATTGGTAATATTTTAAATCCAGATGCTAATAAAAAGGGCGATACCGTATTAAACCCGTTGTATATTAAAGATGTTGATGCAGCCTCACCTGAAGCACAAATAGACCCACAAGCTGCCTTTAATGATAAAGCAGACGGATTGTTTGGGTATGTTAAAAATCTATTTTCTGGAGTAGGTGATATTGTTACTGGTTTATTTTCAAAAATTGGAAGTTTTATCAGCAGTATATTTAGCAGCGGTGGCGGAGGTGGTGGAAGTGGAATAGGTGGCCTGTTTAGTGCAATTGGTAGCTTGTTTGGATTTGCGGATGGGGGCTATACTGGTGACGGTGGTACATATGAGCCAAAAGGGGTTGTCCATGGTGGGGAATTTGTATTTACAAAAGCAGCAACTTCACGGGCTGGTGTAGGGTTTTTAAGCGGTCTCCACAATGTTTTAAGCGGTGGTTTCCTACCAACTGCCCCGCGTTTAAGTTATGCAGACGGAGGGGTTGTTGATATTCCATTAGCAGGAAATCAATCTAACCAACCACAACAAACAACAAGAATTGTAAATGTAATTGACCCTAAAATGGCTGGTGAATACTTAAATAGTCCCGCTGGTGAAAAAACAATTTTAAATGTTATCCGTCGAAATAAAAGCGGTATTAAAAACGAACTATATTAAGGCATACTATGGCATACGAAACAGGAACAGCAACTAACCATTCAGACTTACTAGCAAAGCTAAAAACGTTTTTGACAACGAATACGGCATTAGTGGCAGCCGGGCAACAATGGCAAGCTTTGCGCTATACAGCGGGAACAGAACTTTTATTAAAAGGGACAGGGCTTTCTGGAACAGACGAAATCTTTGTTAATATAGCAGATTATGTGGACACAAATGACGGTATTTACAACTGGATTGTTCAGGGCGCTGGTGGTTATGTTTCAGCAAATGCTGTAGATAATCAACCAGCACAATCTCCAAAAGTAGCTTTATCGCTATGGAATAATTCTATGCAGTATTGGTTTATTGCAAATGGTCGTCGTTTTATTGTTATTGCAAAAGTATCGTCTATATATGTTGCTGGTTATTTTGGTTTAATGTTACCTTACGGAACGCCCGGGCAGTACCCATATCCATTATTCATTGGTGCTAATATACCAAATATGAGTTTTAATAGTGCCCCTTCTTATTCAAATAGAAACTACTCTTGGCCAAATAACTTAAACTCTAACTATTGGTGTCCATCAAAATTATCAGCATCAGGATCTGAAGAAAATAATATGACACAAAGTTTGCTATATTGGGTAGATGGTTCTTGGCGGCATTTTGGTAATTTTTATACAAACGGAAATGATGTTTCTGCTTTTGAGTTTAATAGTATTCAAGAGGATATAAATAATATAGCGCCAGTTAGACCCGATTGGATTAGAGAATGTATCGATGGGACATATACATTAACACCACATCAGCTTGTTATGGATTTTCCTAGTATTTCAATGGCAGGGGAGCTAGATGGTAGTTTTAGTGTTTCTGGCTTTGGAAATGGTTCTGAAAATATAATTACAATCGGATCAGATAATTATTTAGTTGTTCAAAATGTATTTAGAAACTCAATTAAAGATTTTGCAGCTATTAAACTAGCTTAAGGAATAAATATGTCTTACGAAATTGGTACATCAACAAGCGCAACCGATTTACTTGATAAAATCCGTGTTGTTGCGTTAGCAAGAGGTTGGACTGTTAATACCAACAATAATATAAGTGCTTCTGAAAAATGGATTTCTTTACAAATTGGAACGAGTTTTTATAATCTTTACGCAAATAATGCAGCGGGGACATCTTCAAATCCAGGCGGTAGAATATTTTTAAATATTGCAACTGGTTATGATAATGCCCAACCATGGAATAACCAACCAAATCAATCAAATCTAGAAGCTGGGTACGCTGACCCTCTTTATGGAATTGTTCATTGTAATGATTTGCAAGGCCCATTTACATCGTATAGAATATTTTCAATGCCCGATTATATTCATATTGTTGTTGAACGCTCCCCTGATAATTTTATTCATATTATGTTAGGAAAATTAACAAAATACGGGGCATATACTGGAGGGGAATATATTACATCAACATATTGGACATTTGGCGATAGTTATACAAACTATCCAGAAGATTCTCAACATTCATATGCGTTTGACTCCGCAGCGTCGCAGTATTCACATTGTTCAATGAATGTGCGTTGTTATGTTGACAGTAGAAAATACTCGGATAGTTATTCAAATGGAAACAACAATGATAGGCGAGTAATTGGTTCTATCCGCTCCCCTGTAAGTATTGGTAATATAAACAGTATAGATATGCCCAATTGGTTGCCTTTTAATAAAGTACCAAACTCATTTAATCAAATTACACCATTTTTACCAATTATTTTATATGTTGGTAGGGGGTCTGATTTGTTTAGCCCAATTGGGGAAGTACAGGATATTCGTATTGTAAATATGAAAAACTATAATCCGGGGGATATTGTTACATTTGGTTCAGACCAATGGGTTGTTTTTCCTGTAAAACAGAAAACAATATCCTATAATAACTATCAATCTAATATCCCTTCTTCCGCTAATTATGGTTATGCTTATCGGAAAATAGTATAATGCCTACTGGACTTTTGCAATCTAAGCCAATTATTCCTACATCTAGTGGGTATAGCTCTTCTATTTATGATAGCAGACAACGGATTTCTACAAACCCAAAAGCAACAACTATTCTAAAAGATGTTACTTTATTTAATGGGGCTAGAGCTATTGTTGCTCCAATTTCTGTTTCGCATTCAAATAAATCTGGTTTAAAATCAATTAGTTTCTTAGACGATTTCTATTACAGAACGCATATTTCACCACCTGACGTAAATGTGGGCAACCTGTTATCCACAAAGGTTCAAATAGTTGAAGTTTGGAATGCTCATTTTATTCAGAATAGTTTACCTGTAATAAACGAGGTATTAACAGAAGGTATTGCACTAACAGGGCAAGCCCCTCCTCCTGTTAATTACAGCCCGCTCCAATCGAAAAAATATACATTAACAGTTACACCAAACGGCTCCCCTACAATTGGAGCGCAATATAAATTCCCGTTTACATTAGACTCATATATACCAACATTAACTATATCAGGCTTGCGCGTATTAGCTTGGTGGCCATCCGCTAATTGGTCTGATAAAATCATCGAGCGCCTTGAGTGGTTGACGGATGTTATGATTTCTAGGAATAAGAAAGAAAAACGAATTAAGAATAGGTTAAAACCAAGACGGTCTTATGAGTTTTCGTGTTTAATTATCAATAACAAACAGCGCCAGATTATTGAAAATTTATTGTTTTCATGGCAGTCCCGTGTATTTGGGTTGCCTATTTGGACAGACCAACAATTGCTTGGACAAACATTAAACGAAGGTTCGTACTCTATCCCATGCTTAACAGATGGGTTAGACTATGAAGTTGGTAGTTTAATTGGTTTATTTCTTGACGAGCAACACGAGATTGGTACAATAACAGATGTAACATTAACTCATGTTACTGTATCTGCACCATTACTTAAAACGTGGCCCCCTCAAACAAAAGTTGTTCCAGTTAGGACAGCAAGAATAGAATCTAAACAACAAATTAAACGTGAAACGGATTCTATATTAACAATGCGGGTAAGGTTTAAAATAGAAGCTCCTGATTTCAGACAACCGCTTGTTGAACCCGCTACTTATTTGTCTTACGCTGTTCTAGAAAAACAAACAAACTATAATGAAGATGTAACAACTTCGTATGAGCGGGATTTATCTGTTATTGATTTTGGAACTGGTATTACTTATACAGACGACTTAAGTGATATCCAAACAATGTTAAGTAGTTACCAATGGCAAATTCATGGTAAAGATAATATAAAAGAACTTCGTAAATTTTTATATGCAAGATACGGAAAACTCAAACCAATATGGGTTCCAACATTCAACTCCGATTTTGTATTAACCCAGCTTGTTTCGGAGGCAAGCTCAATTCTGTATGTGGAAAATACAGATTATACAAGGACAATTAACTTAAGTGTTCAACGAAGAGATATTAGAATCCAGTTAAATAATGGTACTATTTTTTATAGAAGAATTTTACAATGCTTAGAAGAATCAACTACAGTTGAGCGACTACAAATAGATTCCCCATTTGGTATTCAAGTTCTGCCATCAGATATTAGACTTATTTCGTTTATGAGTCTTTGTAGATTAGATTCAGACGCTCTTGAATTATCATGGCAAACAAACGAAACAGTTGAAGTATCAAGTGTTTTTAGGAGCATAAGAGATGACGTATGAAGTAACTGAAAAAAGTGTGAATAACGGGGAGCCATACGAGCTTTACGAATTTACACGAGGTATCCACAGGTGGCGTTATACATCAGCTCAGGAAGATATTATAATCGATTCTGCAACATACACCGCTATTACAATTGAGCGAGGTAATTTGGAAGATAGTGGCGAACTTGGACGTTCCTCTTTAAATATAACTGTACCTCGTGTAATTGATTTCATTCAAGAGTATATTATCTATCCTCCATCTGAAGTTACATTACTTACTATTTATAGAAATCACCATTCTTTAGCAACTCCTAAAGTTGTTATATGGATGGGCAGATTGCTTAATTTAAAATGGCGAGAATCTGTTGTTGACTTAAATTGCGAACCTGTTTATACAAGCGTAAAAAGAACAGGTTTAAGACGTAAATATACTAGACAATGCCCTCATGTATTATATAGCAAAAAGTGCGGACTAAATAATACAAACTGGAAAGTAGATGGTTCTGTTATTGGTATTGATAGTCATAAAATTTCAGTTGCTATTGCTGGGGCAAACGGGGACAATTATTATTCTGGAGGCTATGCTGAATGGGATTATAATGGACGTAAAGAAAAACGGATGATAATGCGTCAAATTGGCTCATTATTAACTCTATCAGGAATACCAATTGGTTTAACTGGTAGCCAAACAGTTTCCTTATATCCGGGCTGCGACCATTTGTTAGCAACGTGCAATACAAAATTCAATAATAAATTAAATTTCGGTGGTTTTCCATGGATACCGATAAAAAATCCTTTTGCTAATCTTGCATTATGGTGATATAAATGTGGTTTCAATTATTCTTACTTGTTGTTTCAACAATAGTACAAAATGCTTTAGCCCCAAAGCCACAAGCACCGAAGGCAGCATCGCTATCTGAGTTTACTGTACCTACCGCTGAAGAAGGTAGGGCTATACCTGTTATATTTGGAACAGTTGTCATACAAGGCCCGAATTGTGTTTGGTATGGAAATTTGAGTAAAAAAGCAATTAAGAAAAGCGGTGGTAAAAAATAATGAATGACTTTATTGTAACAATTGAAGACGTTCGAGGTATTGCTTATTGCTCAAGAGGGACTCGTTCTTTTTTTAAATCACATAATATGGATTGGTCTGTATTCTTAAAAGACGGTTTACCAGCAAGCTTATTTTTAAATACGAATGATGCAATGGCAATTAAAGTTGTTGAACAAGCTAAAATAAGGCTAGGTTTATAAAATGGGAAAAGGTAAAAAAATAACCGTTGGATGGAAATATTTTATGGGGCTCCATATGATATTTTGTCATGGCCCCGTTGATGAAATACAGTCTATTAGCTTCGGTGGAAGAGAAGCTTGGAATGGCGGGGTTAATCCACCAACCAGCTCACAAGACATTTATGTGGATTCGCCCGAGCTATTTGGTGGGGATGAACGGGAAGGTGGTATTCAAGGTCATGTTGATATTTGCATGGGTGAGGAAACGCAAGGACAGAACGCTTACTTAGCTTCCATTGTGAGTTCAATGGTTCCTGCTTTCAGAGGTGTGTGTGGCCTTGTATTTAAAAAATTCTTTATTGGTTCAAATAACCCTTATGTTAAGGATGTAGCTGTACGACTTAAAAGAATTAAAAAAGGGTGGAATAGTGGTAATGGAAACCCGTGGTATCCAGAAAAAGCAGATATTGCTGGGGCGATGAATGCTGCTCATATTATTTACGAATGTTTAACAGACCCTGAATGGGCAATGGGTTATCCAACAAGCGCAATTGATGACGCACAATTTAAAGCAACCGCAGACGCTTTATTCAGTGAAGGTTTTGGGTTATGCTTGCAATGGAATCAACAAGCCACTATTGAAGAGTTTATCCAAGATGTAGTCAACCATGTTGGTGGAGCAGTTAGAACAGATCCAAGAACTGGTTTATTCCAATTTAAACTATTTCGTGATGATTATACAGTTAGTAGCCTTGTTTTATTTGATGAAAATAATATCATTAGCCTTGAAGAATTTGAACGTCCAAATTGGGGTGAAACAACAAACGAAATTGCTCTAAGTTATACGGATATGTTGACTGGTACAAAAAAGACAATATATGCACAAGACTTAGCTAATATTGCAATTCAAAGCCAAGTAATATCTGCTCCGCGGGAATATCCGGGCATTGTATCTGACGATATAGCGTCTAGAATAGTTGTCCGTGATTTAAAATCAGTATCTAGTACACTTGTTAAAGTTGTTATGATTATCAATAGAGATGCTTTTGACTCTATTAAGGGGGATGTTGTTAGATTTAATTGGGCAGATAAAGGAATTATAGGGATGCCTTTAAGAATCCTTAATGTGGACACAGGTACTTTAACAGATGGTAAAGTAAGAATTGAAGCAGTTGAAGATTTATTCGGCTTACCTTTAACTTCTTATGTTAATGTAAGTAGTCCTCTTTGGCAAAATCCATCCTCCCCTGCATTAGATATTACATCATTTATTTCGTATGAAACACCTTATTGGGATTTAGCAACTGGTTTATCTAGTGCTGATTTTGCTCAAATTGATCTATACTCTGCATTTTTATCAGCAGGAGCTAGTTCGCCTGGAAGTGGTCAATATGGGTTTTCTTTATCTATTTCAGATAACAATTATATACTATCTGATGAAACTGAATTTTGTCCAAGTTGTTTAATATCCTCTACAATTGATAAGATGGCAACATCTGTTTCTTATTCTTCACCAATTGATATTGAAGAAGTAGATGCTGGTGGGTACGCATATATAGGCAACGAGTTAATTGAAATTGTATCAATAAATACAACAACAAATGTAATTTCGTTTAATCGTGGTATTTTAGATACTGTTCCAGAAGTACATTTATCTGGTTCAAAAATTTGGTTTGTTGATGGTTACTATGCTACATCAATTTACGAATACGCAATGAACGAAACAGCCTCCTTTAAACTGCGTACTATATCTGCATTAGGCTCATTGGACATTAGTGCAGCAACCGCGCACTCCCTTCCCCTTGTTGGGCGTTTTGGTAAACCATACCCGCCCGGAAATTTTAAAGTGAATAGCTCGTATTTCCCAGCAAGTTATGTATCTTTAACTGGCACAATTAACATTAGTTGGGCTCATAGAAATAGGGTTCAGCAGGTTGCTGGCTTTATTGATTTTACGGAAGGTAGTATTACGCCCGAAACTGGTGTAACATATAACTTAAGAATAACAAAGGTTTCCACAAATGCTGTTTTATTAGATATAACTGGATTAACTACTTCTTTATATGATGCAAGTTTACCATCTGGTAGTTATGATATTAAAATAGAACTTGAATCACAACGGGATGGTTTAAATAGTTTTCAGAAACAGCAACATATAATGAACTTCACGTATGCTGGGGCAAGCCGCTCAACAGAAGCTGGTGATACTAGAATTACAGAAAACGGAAACGAAAGGATTGTTGAATAATGGCATTAGTTAAAATATCAGAATTAACAGCAGCCGGAACACTTGATGGATCTGAGCTTGTTGAAATTGTTCAAGGTGGGGCAAATAAAAAGGCAACGGTTGCTCAACTTGCTGCTGAAGTTGAGGGTCTAGGCCAATTTATTCAAACAGTTGGCGATGGGACGAATGTTGATATTGTGGTAACACATAATCTAAATACACGGAACCTCCATGTTAGTGTAAGACGTGCTACATCCCCTTTTGATGAAATTATGGTTAATAATGATGCAACAACTGTTAATACGCTTACATTACATTTTGGGTCTGTCCCTCCAGGCTTAAATTCAATGGTTGTAACTGTGAGTAAATAATGAAAATATGGGGTGATTTAACAATGTTAGCTGGCCGCATACGTGGCTTGCAGACAGCAGTTTTTGGGGATGAACCACCACGCTCAGATGATGTTTCTTCAGGCGGTGGGTCTGGAGCTGTCACTTCTGTTGCTGGTAGAACTGGTGCTATTGTTTTAAGTCACTCCGATATAACAGATTTTTCTGGAAATGCTATTAGCCCATCTGAAAAAGCTGTGAATAATGGTGTTGCTACATTAGACTCAACTGGTAAGGTTCCAACCTCACAAATCCCAAATATTGCGATAACAAAGATATCTGTTGTTTCAAGCCAGGCAAACCAACTAGCATTGACAACAGAAGAAGGAGATGTTGTTGTTCGAACAGATTTAACAAAAACTTATATCAGAAATAGTGGTGTTACTGGAACAATGACGGATTTTACCGAGTTATTGAATCCAGGCGGGGGATCTGTTGTTTCTGTTAATGGTCATTCTGGTGTTGTTGTATTAACAGCATCCGATTTAACAGGTTTTAGTTCAGTAGCTACATCTGGTAATTATGCAGACTTAACAGGCAAACCAACACATTTAGATAAACGTGTTTTAATAAATAATACAGCATCTGGCGCTATAACAATTGATTGGTCTTTATACGATTCGGTAATGCTAACATTAACTGGAAATGTTGTCTTAACATTTACAAATGCTACAGCAGAGCAAGGATGTATTATCCGCTTTAAACAAGATGCAACTGGTGGAAGAACTGTAACTTTACCAAGTACAGTTAGATATGGAACAACGATTGCAAGTTTTACAGCAAGTATTCCAGCAAATGTAATTGATAGAATTGGTCTAATTTATGATTCAATTGATGCTAAATACGATTTGTCTTCTGTTCTTAAGGGTGTATCGTAATGTCCACATATACACCTCAAACAAACCCTGTTACAATTGATTTTATTTCAGCAACACCATATACTCCACCAACAAATGGAACAATTATAATGGATTTTGCTAATGCGTACGATGGTTCTGGAACAAGTAATATAGAATCATCAACTAACTTTTTTATGATGTTATAAGTTTAAGGAATTATCATGGCTGGTGTTAAAGTATATAAATCAACAGACGCTTCTGCTCCTGTATTACAGAATACAGCGGGGTCTTTAATTGCACTTTTAGATGCGTGTTTAGTAAATGGCTATGGTGCTAAAGTAGCCGCTGGGTGGACTAAAGCCTTCTCAGGTACTAACTTAGCAGCATACAAAACAGCGGCAGGAACTAACCAAAGATTATTTCGAGTAAATGATGCTAATACGGACTACGCTGAGATTCGCGGTTATGAAACAATGACAGCTATTAGTACGGGAACAAACCAATTCCCAAGTAACGCGCAACAAGTGGATTCCCGCCATTACAAATACTACACAGGAACATCTGGCGCCAGAGACTGGATTGTGGTGGCCAACGAAAAATTCGTCCATATCTACAATGCTATCTATGCCGAAAACCCACTAGCATACCCTGCCTATTCTTATTTCGGTGACTTTATAAGCTATAAAGCTTCAGATGTTTATAACACTTTGATTTGTGCATCGTCAGATACTTCACCGTCAAATCAATATGCAGTCAATCTTGAGTATTCTGGATTGACTAGTGTTGGCGCAGGCAAATGGATGTGCCGCAAATACGACCAACTTGGCTCTTCTTGGCAATTTGGAGTACACGCTGATTATACCTTAGGAAGCAGTCAGATGGGCGGTTCAGGGCTACCTTACCCGCACCCTGTTGACGGTGGCCTGTGGATGAGTCGTTGTTTTATCCATGAAAATGTAAGTAGCATTGGAGTTGTTCATGGTGAGGTGCCTGGATTATGGAATCCATGTCATGCTACACCATTTGGCCACGGCGACACGTTCTCAGGGTCTGGTGCTTTAGCAGGTAAGACTTTTATTGGGCTACGTGCTGGTTCAGGAGGAAACTACTCTTTCGCTATTGAAACTTCTGATACTTGGTATGTTTAGCATATGGCAGACTTGGGGCTAGTAGGAAAGTTTCGTAGAGTATCTTATTACGCTGTAGATAGATTAGCGGGGTCAGGTGTCCCTGTTAATGGCAAACCAGTTAGATTATATGCAATTGCTGTATATAAATTAACAATTCCTGATTCTACACTAATAAATAAAAGAATAGGAAGACCAGTTAGAATTGAAGCGGTATGGGCGCAAAGCGAACAATACCCATTATTGTTCTATACAGCCAGTGGTAATATTCGTGGCACTATTAAGCAAGACGGTGTAATATTGCCAAATTGCTTGGTTGCTGTATATTATCGAAAAACACTTCAGCTTGTTGCTTCACAGTATTCTAAATCGGATGGAACGTTTAGATTCGATAATTTAATACAAGCGACCCCTGATTTTTTTGTTGTTGCTTTTGACCCTGAAGGCGCACCTTTACAGAACGCAATTATTTTGGATAAATTAACACCAACGTAAAAGGATATTTAAGATGCCACCTCGTACTAAATGGGAAGGAATTGAACGCAGAGTATGCGATTCAGAAGACCATAAAAAGTTAGAGGAGTCTGTTGAAGATATTCACGAAATGCTAATTGATTTAAAAACAGCATTCCCAAATGGTGATTTTGATGGTCATAGACGGGCGCATGAAGCTATGATAAAAGCAGCAGAAGCGCAGGAAAGATTTTGGGAAAATGTTAAGTTAGATGTTGTTAAAAAAGGTGTTTGGGGAACAATTGTAATTGTGGTAAGTCTAATTATCATTGGGGCTTACTATAAACTTACTATGTTTATGTCAGGGGCTCCTTTACCAAAATGAGAAAATGCACAATTATTAGACAGCCTTCCACAAATCAAGGAACTATTGGTGGAATATTAACAGCGGACACTGGTAAACAGTGGTTTACGCTAGAGCTTCCTTGGTTGAATAACGAAAGTGGCAAAAGTTGTATTCCAACTGGTATTTATAAAGTTATTTGGTCTAAATCACCAAGACTTCACAAATTTACTTACGAAATTATAAATGTTCCAAACCGTGGTGGTATTAGAATGCACGGTGGGAACTTTGCTGGGGCAACACCTGAGTATTTAACGCATAGCCTTGGCTGCCCGTTGCTTGGGAAGAAGTTAGGTACAATTAACGGGCAACTTGCTATTTTATTATCGCAACAAGCAGTCCGTGAATTTGTTAATGAAATGAACCGCGAACCTTTTGAATTGGAGATTAAAAATGCTTGAAATGTTATTAGGAGCTAGTGGCGGCATCTTTGGTATTGTGGGCGCATTAGTTAAACACGGGCTCGAAGTTTATCAAGAGAAACAGCAAGCGGATAAAGACCTTGCTATCCTAC